NAATGTCCCCCAAGAGTGGGGGATATAGGGGGTTGATTGAGAAGTCTATGTGTCATTGCGAGTGGAACGAAGCAATCTGAAAAGGAGGGAACCATGAGCAATAAGAAGATCAAGGAAGGCTTGCCCAAGACCAAGGAGGGTCTTCCCAAGGAGGCGTTTGCCATCGTGGGCGACCCTGAGGATCCCGATACCTGGAAGCTCCCCCACCACAAAAAGTCGATATTGCGCTATCTTCAGGGACGACTGAAGGATATCGAGAAGACGGTTGATTGGGACCGCATGTCCGCAGCTGTAGCCGCGATATCGCCTGGCGGCTACCGGGGCGAACGGGTCAAGGCTTCGCCCGAGGAGATCCTGGCAGCGGCCCACCACCTGGCCGCTCACTATCGCAAGGCGGATAAGCCCCTTCCCGATACGTTAGCAGCATTGGTGTAGTAGTTATGGGCAGGTTATTGCTTCATGTCCCTGTCGGCTTCTTTACCGTGCTTTTAATCTACACCAATCCCTTGATGGGCTTACTTTTCGGCGCCGGCTTCGTTGTCTATGAAATTACCCAGGGCGGGCAGCCTCATAAGGATATCAAGGGCTGGCTGTGGGGCCTGGGTATCACCGGGGTTGTGTGGTTCATACTCTGGTATCTAGGTATCGCATGGATGTAGTCTTATGAATATCATCGAGACCGGTATAGTCATCAAGGACCTAAAAGAATGTCCTGTCGATCATTGTGTCGGCTTCCAGGAGATCGCCGTTTGTAATGTTAAAGGTAAGTGGACAACTATCGGTTATGAGGTACTTCAATATTGCATCCGCTCTGATACAGATCCTCGCCAGAGGGCGGATTTGAGTGATGTTCTTCCTTGTATGGCTACAGGGCGTTGCGTGTGGGCAGATATCAGGAAGAAACGCGGTATAACCCTGCTATCCCAACCTATTAAGGAATCTCAGCTATCGTTCGATATCCCGTTTGAGGATGCTTCATGATTAGAATTGACATGATATGTGCTCTTGTCCGCCCCATCGCCGTTATATATTCCGTTATTGCTCTGAGCATCCTGGCCTTCATGGCAATGAGCGGTTGCTCTATGCCGGCAGAGGGCGTCGGCGCTAACTGCGTCAATGCCCTGATAGCGATCTCAGGCATCGTTACTGTCGAGTACTCTATCGAGCGTGGCATCAGGCATTATCTTGACGAGAGGAAGAAATGAGGTCCCTATCATCTACCCTCGAAGCCACGCAGAAGAAGGCGACCCGCCGTCCCTATGTCAAGGTCGAGGTCCACGATCGTATCGGCGGGATCCCCCGCTATAATTGGGAACGTATCTATGAGGGAACGGAGGCAGATCATTTCCACGCAGCCTGTTGCCCCGCAGATGGCAGCCTGCTACGTTTCCGTGTGGATCCATCAGATAACAAGCTCCATCTCCAGAAAGTTCAAGGAGGTTGATCATGGCCAACGCATTGTACGATAAGGGCAGAGAGGGCTTCCTGGACGGGTCCATCGATTGGGATACCGATGATATCCGTGTGCTCCTCATCGATACCGATGATTACACCGTGAACCTGGCAACGCATGATAACCTCGATGACATCCCCGCGGCGGCCAGGGTAGCGGTGTCCGGAGCTCTCACCGGTAAGACCGTTGTCGCCGGCGTAGCCGATGCCGATGATGTGATCTTTATCGCCGTTACTGGTGACCAGTGCGAGGCGCTGGTTATCTATAAGCATACCGGTGTTGAGAGTACGTCCAGGCTAATCGCCTATATCGATTCCGCTGCTGGCCTACCCGTAACGCCCGATGGCGGGGATATCCCCGTTTATTGGAGCTCCGGTTCCGATAAGATTTTTAAGTTGTAGGTGTCTCATTTCTGAAAATGGTCTGGCCCAAATTAACCGCCTTGACCCTGCTGCGGGAGTTGGCCAAAAGGGGTTTTTCTTTTTTGCCCTATTCGTTTTTACGTTTGTTTACGTTTGATTCGTTTCCCTGAAAAAAAATTATTTTGGAGGACACCATGGGCACTGAGTTCCTTGTCCCGAAGAATCTTGCCGAGTCCACGTTAGCCTCAGGTATCGATGACGACGATACGTCTCTTACCGTTGCCACCGGTGAGGGCGCCAAGTTCCCTTCCACTTATCCTTTTCATATCACTATCGAGGATGAGATCCTTCGCTGCACTAATAGGAGTGCAGATGTGCTAACCGTTGTCCGTGCGCAGGAGGGCACGGCCGCTGCCGCCCATAGTAGCGGCAAGGAAGTCCGCCTGAATATCACTGCTAAGGCTATATCTGATTTGAATGCTGCGGTCAACGATCTTCAGGACCTCAGTGGGTGGGAGCTCCTGGACGATTATACTTTCACATCGCCAGGTACAACTCACACTTTATCAGGGCTCGATGGCGATAGTGATGAAGTGTATATGATAAATACCATGATTGTTGCTGGCGCTTCCGGTTCATGCTGGCTTCGCCCCAATTCCGATAGCGGTGATGGCAAATATGATCATCAATATTTCTACGCGTCCAATACCTCTCTAGCTGCTGATTATGCTAATAATCGTCCTGGCTTGTGGTTTTTCTGGGGAGACGCTGGCACTAATGTTGGTTGGTCACCTGGAATGTATTTCTATGCAAAACAAGGTCATAATCGATTGTTTCATGGTTATGCTCACTCTGATTGGTCGACTGCTAGAGGCAAGCCTTCGTTTTATGCTGTTCTTGCACGTTACTTAGTCACTAGCGGCAATATAACCAGTCTCAATTTCCTGGGTGGTACCACTAATATATTCGGTACTGGTACCAGAATAATGGTTTCGAGAAAGGCTAGGTACTCATCATGAAAGTATTGAAGGAATATGAGATCTCTGATAAGGATGGTCGTAAGCTCGTTCGCGAACTCAGCAATGGGCTAACCACTGAGACGTTGCTGGAGCCTAGCGCTGTATGGCTGCTAGCACAGAAACCCGACGATGAGCCCGATCCAGCTATAGTGGATTTGGCTGAAGTGGCCCAAAAACTTAGTGAAGTCGAGGACTTAAAAGCCAGGGTGACAGCTCTCGAATCACAATTAGCAAAGTGAAGTGTATAATCAGCCGGTCTACAATGAGGTCCTTTATAACGGCATCGCTGAGGAGGGTATTCAGCCCTCTAGTATCCCCAGTGCCCTTCTCTCTGGATAGATTGGGGAGTGACCTCTTACGCTGTTGCCTCTTGCTCCTATGCCGCTGCCGTGTTTGCCTTCCGTATAGGACTCGATGGTCATTTGTATCGCCGAGAGAGTAGTGATAATGGCGAATCGTGGGGTAGTTGGGTTGATATGGGGGATATCGGTGGTGATTCGAATACCCGCCTGGCAGCATGCTTCAAGGATGCGGACGAGGCTATCGTGCTGTGGAGTATCCAGGATATCGATTCCGAGTCCAAGATGATTCACTACACCAAGCACCAGGATTATCAGTTTTTCCCCGTGTTTGGTGATAATTGGAATGCTCAGACGTTTACCACTGGAGCAGCGTTTCAGCTTACCAAGGTTAAGCTGAAGTTGTATCGCTCCGGGTCCCCGGGCACTCTCACCGTAGCCATCAAGGCTACCGATGGCAATGGCCATCCAACTGGCGCAGATCTCACTACCGGCACGCTGGATGGCAACTCTGTCACCATTGATCCCGCAGGTGAATGGTATGAGTTCGATGTCACCAACTACTCGCTATCCGCAAGTACCAAGTATGCAATCGTTTTAAGGAAATCAGGGGGGAGTTCCAATACTAACGTTTATTGGATAGTTAATGTATTCGGTGCATTATTCTCAGGCGGTAATATGGAGCTCACCGATGATGCAGGGGTATCCTGGTGGTCGTATCCCAATAGCGATAAGCTTTTCGAGGTATGGGGGTATTATGAAGCCCGATTGTATCGGCGCCGCCTCAGTGGCGGATCCTGGGAGTCCGCCGCGAACTGGACAAATCATCTTCGGTTGATAACTGGTATCGATGTCTACTATGAAGGCGACTGGAATGTGGTGGTGTGTGGCCACGATTTGGATGATCAGCCAGGCGTATGGACGTGTATTCTAGGCGATGGTTATAGCGGCGCCCCTGGTATGTGGTATTCATTGATCGAGCTAATGATACGTGATTGCTCAGAGCCATTCGTGTACTCTTTCCCAAGCTTCTGCAAACTCGATGTAACCCGCCTATTTTTCGTTGAGCAGCATACCGCCGTGGAGGCTCAATCCCGCCCTTATTGGACGCATTCTTTATCCACCTCTGAGTTCATCTCCAGTCTGTGGCGTGAGCCCGTCCCGTTCAATCTCGATAGTGAATATGGTCTTGCTATCAGCTCCAAGAGCCCCTATGTATGGCTTTCCCGTCCCGACGGCGTATGGCGAGCGCCCACTTCGCCCTCGTCCGCCGAGCTTACCGGTGACCTGCTAGCCGTCGTGGCTACATGCAGACCCTTTTCTGGAGCAGTCCAGGTAACCCTTCGAAACGATGACGGCAGGTACAACTCCCCTGGCGCTGGGGCCCTTGCTGCCCTGAAGCGTGGCTCAGAGGTCAGATTGCGATGGGGGTATCATACCCCATCTGGTACTGAGACTGGGGGCTATGCCCCAACTACCTGGATTGATTCCTATGAGTATGTTACCCGGGGCGGTAAGTCCGAGTTCGTCCTGATCGCTCATGATGGGTGGTTTCTCCTGGAGCGCTGGAGAGCCAGGCGTGAGTTTATCTGGGAGGCAGGTGCAAAAAACATCTTCCAGCTGCTATCCTTCATCTTCGCCCGTGTTGGTCTGGAGCTATCGTCTTATTCTTTATCTTCCGCAATCCAGAATCAGTACCCCGAGTTTATCATCAACCATGGTGAGAGCGGTCTTTCCGCAGTGAAGCGTCTCCTGGATATGGTCCCGGATGTTATCTTTTTCGTGGGTGATTGTGCCTACCTAAAGAACCCCCAGGCATCCGATTCAAGCCAGTATAGCTATGGTGTATATCATAAAATCCTCGAGGGGACGTACCGCGATGTCTCCGCTCCGATTAATCGGGCCCAGGTGTTCGGTGATGAGGTATTCACCGATGATTACGACTGGGACGAGATCTCCCTGGTCCATGATCGTCTGCAGCAGGCTAGCGATGATAATCTTTCCACTGTCGCTAAAGCCCATGAGCGCGGTGAGGCCATGCTTCGTGAGTCCGATATCGAATCCCTCCAGGGGTCTATCCTCGTCCCGATGAATTGTGGCCAGGAGCTTTTCGATGTCATAGATCTAACGTCCCCCCAGGTGGGCCTGGACGCCTCAAAAAGGCGTATCCTGGCCTTATCTCATACCTGGATACCTGTTAAGCCATCATATACCCTTAAAATTGGATTGGGAGCACCCTAATGTTGAATCCCGACTACATGCTTTTATTATGAAGTAGCGCCATTGTTACGTTTATGGTTCGCACTAATGTTGATTTCGACTGCATTTTAATTTTTAATGTTATTCAGCCCGACTACATTCTTTTATTGTCAAGTAGTTATATTTTACGTATAAATTATCCATCGTTTATATTACCAAGTGTCTAGGGAGAGAGAGAATCATTATTGTCAAGTAAGATTTTCATTGCTCAGTAGAAAGGTATCTTTGAGATATGACTAAGAAGGGAATCCTCAAGGCTTTCGATAGCGGCACTTATACCGCCACCGTCCAGATCGCCGGGAGCTTGTCGGTGTGGCTTGAGGGCGTCCCGGTATCCCGG